TTGAAGAATCGGGGATGCATCTTGTTCATGTATTTTTAGTTTAGTTGTACCGATGCCAATAACATTTATTGGTTTATTGATTTTATAAGACATATTGCGTATATCTGAAGGATGAGAAAATGATAAAAATAAATACGGAAATGTCTTCCTTTTTTTATTCGCTGTTAAATGAGCATAATATAACCGTTTCTTGTACGTCAAGCTTTTTACCAACGGCTTTTTATCACCTAACAATGAATCAAGTTTGTTTCCAAGTATCTGGGCTTTTTCTGCGGTCCAAGGGATGTTTTCTGGGAGTTCTAAATATACAAACGGTGTGAAATCATTTATACGTACGCATATATTTTTATTATCTTTGTCTATTCCGTAAATACGAATAGATGTAACATCTTCTTCGTCTTCGTCAATATGCCATGAATATGGAAAGCAAGTAAATTTCGTCATTGTTTCTTTTAATGATTAAATGTCTATCTTTTTAATCATTTTTTATTTATAGCTTAAAATAAAAAATGATTAAATACAAAATGCGTGTTTTTATGTCCAGACATGGAGAAAGTGTTAACAACGTTCTCAATATAATCGGAGGTGATTGTGATATTACAAATCAAGGTATACTATATTCGTATTATTTGTCTACATATTTTAAAGATTCTCCTATTACAGTTTGGACAAGTAAATTAAAAAGAACTATTGAAACAGCGAAACATATAAATGGAGTAAAAATAGAATGGGATGCGTTAAATGAAATACATTCCGGTGATTTTGAAAGTATGGTTCTCTCAGATATTGAACGTTTATATCCCGAAAGTTACAAGCATAGAAATTCCAATAAAATATATAATAGTTATCCAAACGGAGAAAATTATAAAGATTTGCAAAAAAGAGTGTGTACAGTTCTTGACAAAATTAATACGAATTCAGATGATGGTATCTTATTAATTGTAGCACATCAAGCCGTATGTTGTATAATTAGGTCATATTTTACAAAAAATCAGATTGAAGAATGTATAAATATAAAAACAAATTTACATACTCTTTACGAATTAAAAAACGATACTTTTGTTAGTGTTTTATTGTAAATTTACATATACAATTTGTAAATTTATTCTTATTATAATAAATGATCAATATAGATATTTTTAATATTCCATTGTATTATATAAGCTTTAACCAAAATATAGATTTAGAAACGAACTTTAAAAAACAAGGATTCAAAGATATTAATCATTTTTCTGCTGTAAATGGTAAATTGTATACACCTATAGACTTGTTAGAAAATGATATTATCACAATACGAGTCTATAACGACTTAATATATGGTAGGCGTCAACATACTGGTATGCCTACATTAGGAGGTATAGGATGTACATTAAGTCATCTTAGTTTATGGAATTATTGTGTTGATAATGATTTACCGTATATCATTGTTGCTGAAGATGATGCTATATTTTACAATACATTTGTACAGTCTGATATTAATAACATTAAAAAAAGTTTAATGAAAAAAAATGGAGGTTTTATAAGTAGTAATAACTTTAAAAAAAATTCTGAATACTTTTTTGGGACTCATTTTTATATTATAACCAATGGATGTGCTAGAGAGTTGATTAAATATGCACTACCTATAGATTTACAGACTGATGCTTATATAAATAATCTGAATAATAGAGGAAAAATTGACTTGGAAGGGTATCAAATCGCTAACCAAAAAAATCATAAAAGTAGTATACAAACTAAGTTTATTTGTGAGATACCGGGAAATAATGCTTTACATAGTATTCCAGTTTATATCTTTATCATACTAACAATACTATTAATACTAATCTCAATATTATATATAATTACAAAAAAACGATTGATATATTTAGAAAAAATATCCATATTATAAAATGGAATATAATATGGATATTTTTAATATTCCATTGTATTATATAAGTTTCAACCCAAATACAGATTTGGAAACGAACTTTAAAAAACAAGGATTCAAAGATATTAATCATTTTTCTGCTGTAAATGGTAAACTGTATACACCTATAGACTTGTTAGAAAATGATATTATCACAATACGAGTCTATAACGACTTAATATATGGTAGGCATCAAAGCACCGGTATGCCTACTTTAGGTGGCGTGGGTTGTACATTAAGTCATCTTAGTTTATGGAATTACTGTGTTGATAATGATTTACAGTATATAATAATCACCGAAGAAGATGCTAGATTTAACAAATCGCTATCTGATTATGATATTAATAATATTAAAAAAAGTTTAAATAAAAAAAATGGAGGTTTTGTAAGCAGTCATAACTTTAAAAAAAATTCTGAATACTTTTTTGGGACTCATTTTTATATTATAACCAATGGATGTGCTAGAGAGTTGGTTAAATACGCCTTACCGATAGATTTACAGACGGATGCTTATATAAATAATCTGAATAATAGAGGAAAAATTGACTTGGAAGGGTATCAAATTGCTAACCAAAAAATACATAAAAGTAATATACAAAACATGTGTATAAAATGTATATTACCGAAAGGTAAAATGTTTTATATATTCATAATAATAGTGGTAGTAATATTTATTATATCTTATATTATTATGAAAAACAAATTGACAAAATCAAAAATAGAATTAGACAGTTGTTTACAATCTAGTTGTTTACAATCTAGTTGATTTTACGATTATCATACATATCTCTTAATTTTATACCTATAGTCAATCCGACTATATTATATAATACATCACTGTAATCATGACAATCAACATCTTTAAATGTTTCAAAAAACTCCCACCAAATGCCTACAAATAAGAATATAAGAAAAAGTTTAGGACATATATACCCAGCTATCATCCATCCAAAAAAATGAATTAAATTCCACATAGACACGAGAACATCTTTATCTAAACCTTCTTCTAATAAATATTTTCCACCTCTAAGAAATGAGAAATCGCATCCTTTTATACGTATGTTTATTGGGCTAGTAAAAGATTTAGTTGTATCTTTCTTTTTTAGTGATTTGTATATAGCTATATGAGTTCCTATACCTGATTCTATCGTTGGAAACACGCAAATAGCATATATCATTATTATAATGACACTTATACATAATTGGTTTCTAAATTCTATTGAATAGTCGTTAATACGAATTGCTATTATGGCATAAATAATAACAAAAGTTAATGCCCATAATAAAAACTTTTTCATTTATATCGTTATATTATAACATTTATATCGTTATATAAACTACTTATGGAATAAATTACTTATGGAACAAGTGTAATTCTTAGTAAACTAACATATATGAACAGTATTATCATACTTCCATATACAAAAATACGCCAATCTTTTGATATAATAGAATGAACAAGTAAAAACAAAATCAATAGTATTATACTAAAAGTTGAAACTGGTTTATCAAATAATTGAAAATTATTTGTAAGTAAATATTGGTCAAGTTTAAAACCATTAGTTATTTCAAATTTTGGTATTAAAAACGATAATTGGTTATTAAAATTATTACTATCTTCAAATTTTTGAGTAAATATATTATGTCTAATTGCGTATACATTGAGAAATTTATATTGGGTGTACATAGACGAGTCGATATGCCCTACTATTTTTGGTAACAATCTCAACAATTTTTTAGCTCCTGTATTAGATATTATATATGCTGATGTTGTTGTAGTAAATTCAGGAATACATATGTTTTTTGAAATTAATTTATGTTTATTATTATATAATCCTAACATTTTAAATATTAGTGTAAGAAACATATTCAAATTAGTATGTCCTCCATTATTTGTCAAATTTATTATGTCAAAGTTAGATGGAACTTCGTTAACAATTTGATTAACTTTCTTTTCGTAATCATCATACATTGGGTACGCATCGTCTTCAAATATTATCGCGGTTTTTATCTTGTCATTAATAATTTTATTCCATACAAATCTATGACTGGCAGAGCACCCTTTCATTCCATTCGTACATAAATATTTACATGTTGATGTCAAATTATCGTTTGATACATTCTCTCCATATATACCTGATATTCTTTCAATATCGTATGAACTGTCTTTAAACGATTCATGAAATTGGCTCAATCGTTTTGTATCTTTGTCTAAGTTTATTACAAACGCTTTCATAATTTTATAATATACGATATGATTAAATCATAATTATCTTTGAAAATATGATTTATATTTTCAAATTAAATATATTTTGGTTTTATATACTTTCAAACATTTTATCAAAAACTTCCAAAAATCTTCCTTTCAATTTAAGTTTTGTAAATATATGATACGCCCCATATGGTATCTTATTTAAATACACCATACCGGGTGGTAACGTCCATTCTTTCATCAACTCTGTATCTTTTGCTACCGCGACTTCAAACCATTCATCTGTAAATTCAAATTCTTCAGATGTCCATGGTTGATATTGTATTTGAAAATAGTCAAATATATAACTCTTTGACTTTGGAGATATATCATTTTTTATAATACCAAGAGTCTCAATGATAGAATAAAATAACTCTTTGTCTTTGTTTCTAACGCTGAGATGTAATTTGCGCATATTATGTAACAATTCATCGTTCATCTTATGTAAACATCCAAAATCTAACACACATAGAGTTGAATCACTTTTAATTAGAAAATTTCCATAATGTACATCAGAATAAAATATACCTCTTTTGTATATATTTTCAAAAATAAAATTTACCATACACATACCAAGTTTATTTTTCTCATCTTGTGTTGAATCTTTTATGAAATCACAAAGAGATTTTCCTTTTACAAAATACATACCTAATATCTTATCCGTACATAATTCTGGTATTATAACAGGTATTTCAATTGAATCGTTGTTAACATAAAATTCCGCCATCATTTGCTGATTTTTAGCTTCCAATTTATAATCCAATTCTTCGTACATTTTATTTTTTATATCAACAGTTGCGTTTTTCATGTCAGTAAAACTATATAAATATGATGTTATTTTATCAATCAAATTTAAATCTGTTTGTGTTTGTTCGAGCAACCCATGATATTGTACTTTAAATATAATATCACGTCCTTTATATTTTGATTTATGTATCTGACCCACACTACCGCTTTTATACACGTTAAAATCTACATCAGTAATTTGTTGTATATCAGTATTTTCAATAAATTTTTTAAAGTAACTTATTGTTTTTTTCTTAGAAAAGGGTTTACAATCAGAAAAAACTGAGTTATTATGGTCATTTAGAGATAATACTTGTGACACTTTGCTTAACACACCCCCGCGACTTTCAAGTGTGTCAGATAAACATTTCAATTTTTGACATTTTTTATCAAGTATTTGAGTGTTTTTATCATCTTTTTCACTTATACTTACTAAATAATTATATATAAATGACGTACATATAGAAGTTGATCTTAACATTTGTTTTATTATAATAAAAATTATTTTTAAGTATAAATATAAATAATTTTTATAAAAATATAAAAATGATTTTACTTGATCAAATTAAGTAAAATCATTAAATTATGAAGAAACATTTAAAGTCTCAGTATGGGTTTTCTAACTTTCGTGATTATCAGGAAGAAATTATACAGGATATTTTAAATAAAAATGACTCTATTGTTATTTTTCCAACAGGTGGAGGGAAATCTTTATGTTATCAATTTCCTGCTACATATCTTAATAAAAAATCGATAATTGTATCTCCGTTGATTTCTTTAATGACAGATCAACAATTACATCTAACACAACGTGGTATAAAATGTGTTTGTTTGAACAGCGAGACATCCATAATCAACCGTTCTTTACTAAATTCAGGTACAAACGATTTAGACAATGCTAATATTATTTATTGTACTCCTGAATTTTTAACGAGTAATATGGAAATGTTTAAAAGATTAACTGATATATGTTTATTTGCGATTGATGAAGCTCATTGTCTATCAGAATGGGGTCATGATTTTAGACCCAGTTACAGAAATCTTAAACTAATCAAGAAAAACTTTCCTACAACACCAGTCGTAGCATTAACAGCAACAGCAACACCACAAGTTCTAGATGATATTTTTAACGTTCTTAATCTCAAAGATGCCAATCAGTATCAACTTAGTTCAAACAGAGAAAATTTAAGTATTCACGTATCAGAGAAAAGCTCTGATATTTTGGCGGATTTAGACATAAATCCGGACGAATCAACCATCGTGTATACTCAAACTAGGAAAAACGCTGAAAAAATTTACAATCTTATCAAATCATCTGGAATTAAAGTAGGGTATTATCACGCTGGGTTATCGGTAGAACATAAACACACAACGCATACTAATTTTGTAAATGATACTATCAAAGTTATAGTCGCGACGATTTGTTTCGGAATGGGAATAGACAAACCAGATATAAGAAAAGTAGTCAATTACGGTTCTCCGTGTAATCTAGAAACGTACTATCAAGAAATTGGACGTGCTGGAAGAGATGGTATGCCTAGTAAAGTAGTTATGTTTTATAGCGATGCGGATTATACTACGAATAGTTTTTTACTTTCAAAATCAAATGTTAAAGATAACAAACATAAATTATTAAACACTTTTCAAAAGTATATTACAAATGTAAAAAAATGTCGTCAAGTTATGATTGAACATTATTTCAATGAAGGAGATTTATCCGGTAAAATATCAGATGATAACAAATGCGGCACGTGTGATAATTGCACAGGAACTAACAAAACAATCGTTATACAAAAAACAAATGTTTTCAAAGAAGCAAATCTTATCACAGGTCTTGTTTTATCTCTTCCTATAAACTATGGAATTACTAAATTAATTGGTATTTTACGAGGTACGTGTGAGAAAATACAAAATAGTCATTATAATACAGGTGGATATAAATCCGTTGATTGGTGGAAAAAATTAATAAATGTTCTGGTAAATGAAGATTATTTATCTAAAAACTCTTATACATTTTACACAGTTATTGGAATAGGTTCTAAGAATATAGATAGCGATACGTTGTATCTACAAATATCAAATGACGAAAAAGTATCAAATAATACCATGAAAAAGTATAAAACGATTCGTGAACATTTGGCTAAATTACATAACGTATCTTCTTATATGATTGTAAACGACAAAGTTCTAGCTAATATATGTAGTAGAAATCCCCAAAATTTGACTGAATTATTTGATATTGATGGTGTTAACAATGATTTTATTTGTAAATATGGGAGTTTTTTCGTAACAGATTCTACTGAAGAACAAAAGGTTGAAAAAAAGGTTGAAAAAAACACGAGCGTTTCAATAAAAGAGAAAAAGGCTGAAAAGAGTACAACCAAAGATGAGAGTTATTCTATGTATCAAAATGGTAAAACCATAAAAGAAATATCTATCAGTCGTGATTTAAAAGATGTTACAATTGAATCTCATATAGTCGCTAAATTAACAGAAAACAAAGACGAAATAGACAGAAATCGTATAGGAATTACGGATAATATATTGAAACGAATATCAAATGCTGTTTCTGTTGTTGGCACAAGTAGATTACGAGCAATAAAGGATATTTTAGATTTAGAAAAACAAGAAAAGATTTCTTATTTTCAAATAAAAATTGGATTGATATTATTGTAAATTATAAAGAATTTAAAATATTATGAAACTTTATTTTAACATATTCAAATAATATGCTAAAACATAAGCAGGAGCAAATACTATAGCAGTCGCTATATGAAGCACTCTGGTTTCAGGTGGCTGTGACTTGAATGCTAAAATGATACCCCATATTAAGAAAATTGTATGTGTTATTACATATGTACACATAGCACTACTCATAATTTTTTCTTCTTTTTTTCTGGAATTTTTTAAAGCTTTGTAAAATGCTTCATTGAATGTTTGTTGATTATCACAAACGCTCATATTTTTATTGATAATAACATTTTTATTTTTCAACTTTCAAAAGCAACCCATAATTGTAACAACCTAGTACATCTACCGCTAGGACACATACCTAAATGTGTAGCATCTGATAACTGTTCTTCTATTCCTTTTATTATATCTGGATTATCTTTCAAATGTAAAAGATGTATAAGTATATCAGAAGCATCAATATTATTCTCTGGTTGTAAATTACCCCCGTTATGTAAATCTGTTATTATAGTTTGAACTGCTTTAACTGCTGATGGATTTGATAAAAGCTGTATAAGTTCTTTGAATTTTTTGTCTTTTTCATCTATTGTATATTTATGGGATGGTTTAAAAAGACCATTTAATTTTCCATCAAATGTATGCACATCAATAAAAGATACTGACATTAATTTATTTTATAACTTTATTTTTATAAGTTTCATATAAAAATAAGTATTTTTATATTTTTATATGAAACTTATAAAAATACTTTTATCTTGTATCTTTATAAATGTCATGCGAATTTCAAAGAACAGGAAATGGTGCTTATAAATCAATTAAAGCACATGGACTTGCTAGTGCTTTTGAACCAGGTATCATAGATAATTCTCGTATGGAAAGTATGGGATATACAGGAGCTAAGGGTAATACATGAACTAAGGGTGATACAGGAGCTAAGGGGGATTCAGGAGGACCAACAGGATATACCGGATATACTGGTAGTACCGGACCAACTGGGTATACTGGTAGTAGAGGGTATACTGGATATACCGGTAGTACTGGGTCAACAGGATATACTGGTAGTAGAGGATATACTGGTAGTACTGGATATACTGGTAGTAGAGGATATACTGGGTATACTGGTAGTACTGGACCAACTGGGTATACTGGTAGTACTGGACCAACTGGTAGTAGAGGATATACTGGGTATACTGGCACTACTGGATATACTGGTAGTACTGGATATACTGGTAGTACTGGACCAACTGGATATACTGGTAGTAGAGGATATACTGGATATACAGGCACTACTGGATATACCGGCGCTACTGGATATACTGGACCCGCTGGACCTATATCCACATCTACTACTGACTATGCATTATTTTATAGTTTAGCTGGGACTTTTGCAACAGTCGCGGTTGGTTCAGCTGTTCCATTTGATACTGCTGCGTTAACATCAGTATCATCTGGAATATCATACAATCTTCCTAATATTACTGATGAATTTAAACTTAGCTCTGTTGGAACATATTCAGTTTTATGTCAAGTAAGTATTAGTGAACCTGGTCAATTACAATTAGATGTTAATGGGATACCACTTCCATATACAGTCGTTGGAAGAGCTACCGGAACAACTCAACTTGTTATTTCAACAATTATAAGAACTATACAATCAAATTCTATTTTAAGAGTTATTAACCCCACTGGTAATTCAACAGCTTTAACTCTAACTCCAAATGCTGGAGGTACACTCGCGGTCAGTGCTACCTTATATATTACTCGTTTAGATTAATAATTAATTTATCAAAGTCTAAAGAAAAAAAGATAATAATAAAATGAAAAGGCGTCAGTTAGACTTAGTTACAGAATATACAGCATCAAATAATACACGATCAAAAAAACCTAAACTATGTACTATTATACAAACATCATTAAAAACTTTTCAACCAATTGAATATATATCAGCAACTCGTACAAGAAATTTTATTCTTAAAGATTCTCTTGTTGATTGGTTGAAAGAGCATGGTAGTTCAAGTTCAAGTTCAAGTTCAAGTTCAAGTTCATCAAGTTCATCAAGTTCATCAATCAATGTATGTGGTTTTACAAATTTTATTATGGAAAGAGGAAAAGAGTTTGAGAGTAAATTAATAAAATATATTAACAAACATAAATCATCTGTTGTTACTGTATCTGAATATATAACAGATGACAGTGTTAATCAAACTATCAATTTGATGAAAAAAGGTACTCCTGTTATTCATTCAGCACCTGTTAGAAATGACAAGAATCATACTCATGGTGTTATTGATTTGTTGGTAAGAAGTGATTTTTTACATAAACTAGTAGATGAATGTCCGTTAACGGCACAAGAACAAATTATTCCATCCCCTAAACTCGGGCATAAATATCATTATGTTGTTATTGATGTTAAATTTTCAACTCTTCCTTTACGAGCCGATGGAAGACATCTTTTAAATTCTGGTAGTTATCCGGCATATAAATCTCAATGTTTGATATATACAGATGCTATCGGTTTAATTCAGGGATATAAGTCTAACTATTCATTTATATTAGGTAGACGTTGGAGCTATACATCTAAAGATATTAAATACAATAATTTAACTTGTTTGAACAAACTTGGAGTAATTGACTATAAAAACATTGACAATATTTTTGTAAAAAATACACGAGACGCCTTATCATGGATTAGAGAAAATAAAAAGAATGGTCATAAATGGTCTGTATACCCCCCTTCTAGAAGAGAGTTATATCCGAATATGTGTTTTGATTCTGGTCCATGGCAAAAACAAAAAGAAAAAATCGCAGATGATATAGGTGAAATTAGTAGTATCTGGTATTGCGGTGTTAAAAATAGAGAAATTGGATTAAATAACGGAATTACTAGTTGGAGAGATCCTAAATGTGTTAGTAGTAACATAGGAATTAAAGGTTCTAGAGCGGCAGTAATTGACAGCATTCTTGATATTAATAGACAAAACGTTGACAAAATTAGACCGAAAAAGATAAAGAACAATATTTGTAATTGGAAAATAGAAGGAAATGAAATATTTGTTGATTTTGAAACATTATCTGATATATTTGCGGATTTTGAAACATTACCGAATCAAAAACCTACTGATATTATTTTTATGATTGGAGTTTATTGGAAACCTACAAAGTCTAAGTGGCAATACAAGAGATTTACATGCGATGAACAGACGTATACAGAAGAATATAGAATTATGAATGAATTTACTAGTTTTATTAAACTGTTAAATCATCCGAAAATGTGGTACTGGTGCGCTGAAAATAACTTTTGGAAAAAATCAAAAAACAGACAATATGATATGGCGACAGAAATGAAGGATAAAGATAAATGTAGAAAAATATCTAATTGGGATTTGTTAAACTGGGTGGATATGTGTGATATTTTTAAACATGAGCCTATAGTTATTAAAGGATGTTTTAAATTTGGGTTAAAATCTATAGCCAAAGCGATGAAAGACCATAACTTAATCACTACTAAATTAGACAGCGAATGTAGTTCGGGTATGACTGCTATGGTTAATGCTTGGAAATGCTATCAAGAATTTGATGATCCTGCTAATTGTCCGATTATGCAAGACATTGCTAAATATAATAAGTTTGATGTTCAAGTTCTAGAAGATATATTATCTTATCTTAGGAAAAATCATAAATAAAACACTTTTACACTTTATATCATAAAATAAATTTTATGATATGTTACATATTTTATAATTAATTAGTTAAATTGTATATCAAATTGTTTATCTGTAGATAAACAACTACCTTCAGTTTTAGAGTAAAAAAAAGGAAATACTTTACCAGCATCAGTCCATTCCATATATCTAACGATAAATAACGGACTTTTGCCTTTGTATTTTCTATTATTTATTATATTTACGTATTTTTCAAAAGATATCTCTTTTTTGTGATCTATATTATATCTATCCAATACATAATCTTTATCTATATTTGAAATTTTTCCTATCCATTTAGGACTAAAAGAAATAACATAAATACCTTCCAATGTAACAACACTGTGAAAAATGGTATGATTGTTTAACTCAATAAATCCTACATAATCATAAGAAGATGGCCATCCCCGTGTTACACCATTATTAATGTATGCTTGTTTAGGATGTGTATGAAAATTATATCTACTCCATACGGCATCAACTTCTTCTTCAACTCCGGATATTACACTAGCGGCATCTTCAGACAGTTCAAATATGATTTTTCCATCATCTTTAATAACTTTTGATACTATCAATGACCCAGATAATTCTTTTTGATTTTTTTTATTTGGGTCATTTATTTCTTTTAAATATTTAATTGCTTGTGGTGTAAGTTTTGCGTATATTTCACAAAGACTTTTATCATATGATTGTACAGCATATTCTAATTTGTTTTTTACTGTTGGTATATAAAGAGACTGTTCTCGCTTGTTTGTTTTAATGAATGCTATACCAGACTTTTCAAACCTGTGCTTCAAAGGGCTTTTTTTACATATATAAGGATTGTTAAAACCAAGATGTATATACTTATCAGACTCATCAATAGGTATTATACCAGTCCATATAGTGACATCTTCGGGTAAATAAGTATGAATAGATTCAACGACATCACTTAGATGATTATCATTTTCTATAACATTAATAATTTCAGCTATTTTTTTTCTTTTGTTATACACTATGTAATAAGATCCGTATATATTATTAATAAATTCTTCAGAAATTATATATTCAGTTCGTTGGTTTCCGTATGGTAACTCATTGATATGATTAAATTGTTCTTGATTTACTAGAACAATAATACCTATATCATCATTTGTAAATGGCTGTTTTTCAATATTTAACAATTTGTTTAATTTAAACTTTAACAAATCTTTTTTATTAATTAATAAACCAGGCATTTTATATTATAAAATTTAATTATAATATAAATTAAATTATTGTAGAAAAGGTTCAACATAAGATGTATTATATCTATCATTATGGAAATCCCAGAATTCATTACATCCAAACTTAAATCCTTCCGGTACAGGTTTCGCTTTGTACCAAAACAGACAATCTTCCAATTTATTGCTTATCGTGGCATTATGTATATACAAAGCTGTATAATCATCTGTTAGTTGGTCCATGATATCACAAAACTCTCCAAAATCCGGTATAATACCGGCATAATTTTCCCATAAAGAACGCCTATTTTTAAGATTTGGTTCTCGTAAAATAAACGTGCCGTCAATATTTGTGCGAATTACAGGCTTTACATCCATACAATACTGTAAAGACAATATATACCACATTTTCCAATGTCTTGAATTTTTGTATATACCTTGTTGTAGTGGTTTGTTGAAAATTGAAGGACTGTCAGTACAATCGTCCAACAAACATATAGCCCATGGATTTGTTATATGTTTTGTAGAAATTTTTTGTCTTTTAATAAAACTTATAAGCTGATCTTCATCATATTTATTAAAAATAAATGTATTTGGAAACATTTTCTTATAAAATCCATTACTATCTTCAGTGCCACTAAAAACTACACCACATGGATAAATATTTCTTTTGGCGTATAAAAGAGATGCTATCAACGTTGATTTACCTGTGCCCGGTTTACCTATAACAACCATTTTACAACCTCCTTGATCTTTATTCATATATGTTTTACTATTTGGTTGAAGTAATTCTAAATTTAACTCTTTTATATAAAGATTAGTCGTGATTGGTTGTTTATCCATTTTTAAAAATCGTTTTGATATGTTTAAATTAAAAAAAAATTAAATTTTTTTATATTTATACTTATAAAAAATGCCTTGTGATAATAATTCATGTGTGTCATCAAATGCACCAACATTACTCAAAAACGCCAGAATGGCTAATCAATCTGCTTGTAGTAAAAAAGTACAATCTGTTCATAGCCAGCAAACTATGTCACCTGTTCAACAAGCACGATTAAAACAAGTTGCAATGATGAATAGACAACAAAATGCTCGTCGCAATGCGTATCTAAATGACCCCAATGCTCCAGTTGATCCTATGCCAGTTGATCCTATTATGCCGCCTGTTGAATCTTTTCAATGCCGTGAAAATCAATGTGTAAAAACTGAATCTTATCCAAATTTTAACAGCTGTTTATCTAGATGCCCAGCACCTGTACAATACGTTTCTTATGTATGTAATGGGTCTGGTGTCTGCGAGCAAACAGATATACAACCGGATGAACAAACGTTTTTTTCAAACCCTCTTGATTGTCAAACATCATGCCCGGTACCTGTAACACCAAACATTTATTATAAATGCACGGATAAACTTGTACCTGCCAACAGGGCCAGAAACGCAAGATTTTCAATGAATGAGAGAACTTGCGAAGCGACATTTGAAGAGCCTAACGGTTCAAATAATGTATATCTTACCGAAAGTGACTGCCAAACCGCGTGTAATAACCCCGTAGTCCCTCCTGTTGTAAACTATACATATTATGCTATGGATTTCACACCCGGTAACAAACTTTGCGTAGTTTCCACTAAAAATCCAGAAAACGACCCCAATGTATTTTATACCCCTGGTGAATGTGTGGAATCTATTAAAGTTGCTAGCAGAAGAAATCGTATGATGAATGGAAAGTATTAATATCATTACTTTGTAAATATCATTACTTTGTAAATATCATTACTTTGTAAATATCATTACTTTGTAAATATCATTACTTTGTAAATATCATTACTTTGTAAATATCATTACTTTGTAAATATTATATTTAAAATAAATATAATATAAATTTATACAGGAGAATAATGATTTTTTTGTCTATATGATTTAAACTTTAGTTTTACATTTAAATCTGCTGTAACAAGTAATACCACTACGCCCGTAAATACTCCAAATAAAAGACTATAAGAAATTAATAAATAATAATCTTTTATTTTAATTCCTTTATCTGAAATTTTTAAAATACAATTTGGTTTCGATATATAGAAAATTATCATAGATAATATAAATGTAAATATAGTACTAAAAAGCGATGAAACAATCGGATTTTTTATATCAATTTTCATTTATATATACTAATTTTATTTTTATTGTAAACTAATAATCATCTTCTTCTTCATCTTCATCAGATTCTAATACACAACTTTCTTTTTCTATCAAATCTTTTGATTTAATATAAATGGAAAGTTTACCCAAACTTCCTATGGATGACTTAAAAAGTAATGGCAAGCCTTTCATTGGATAAATTTGTATATTACCAGATAATCCAGCCATTTTTGTGATACGAGATAATTGTTCAGTATCAAAATCTTGATTATAATCAATTGTATTTTTTTCATCTTCATCTTCATCATCTGAATCTCCCATCTCACCGAAATCAACGTGTCTTTTCATTACACCACCAGCATTACATCTAAATTTGATATGAAAGTTTTTAGCAAGAACATTAATTACATTTCCTATATGTGCCATATCTTTACAAATTTTCTGGTATTCAGAACTAGGCACTATAATAGGCTTGCCGTATCCAGTTGGTATATCTATATCCAATGTTTGTATTCCTTGGATTTTTATAAAAGATGTTGTTATTCTATTATTTTCTTTAGGAATTACTTTAATGCCTAAATCGTTTGGAGCATCATCATTAATAAATAACTGCATTGAATCTTTCTTTTTAATAGATTTAAGCATCTTATGAAAATGGTTTAGATTAATACCCAAAAATAGTTTTTCTTTTGATTTAAATTTATACAAAGTAAAGTTTTCGCTTTCTAATGATAATTGAATAAGAATAGTTCGATGATGATCCATCATACAAAGAACTATACCATTTATATCAATCTCAAAACATGCAGTTTTAATATTATTCTGTAACAATTCCGCAAGAATCTTAATGATATATGCATTATGTGTCTTTGCTTTGAAGATAATTGGCATTTTGTTGTTCACTCATAATGTTTAAATAAAGAATTATTTATGACATTGTTATTTATAAAAATAATATTTATAGATAATAAATAATGTTAAAAGTTGGTTATTTAGAAGCAGATGATATTACAATCGATGGACATCTAAAACCCCATGTAACACGCGGGCAACCCGTAGTTGTTATGGTTAAAGCAGAATGGTGTCATTACTGTGTTAGTGCATCTCCAGCATTTCAAGAAGTTGCTAATATGGATAGCAAAATAAGATTTTGTTGTATACAAAAAGATGGAAGCGCTTCACAAAAACAAGCAGCTGAATTTGTTAAAGTATGGGACCCATCTGTTAGAGGAGTTCCAGGATATTTTTTATTTGATAAAAATGGTGTTTATATGAATACATATAATGGGGGACGAGATGCAAAATCTATTATTACATATGCCAATAATATGTTATTATAGAATAAGAAGTTTAAAACACATTGTTTATATTTTTTTATCTTATATAAAAAAATATAAAAAAACTAGAACAAATGTTATTTTTGTTTACAATTATAAAGAAATCATGGTCATCATTAACGGAAAAAAATTTAAAATCTATGATCTTGATAGTATACATACGTTTAAAGACCGTCTTGCATCTGAGTTATCAACATTACCTGAATATCTTTATTTTCCTGATGGTTTGACATACACGGATTTAAAAAAAGATAAAATCAATGTTGAAAATATTCTTGATGAAATAATTAAATCAGCTGGAAAAAATGAATCTGTTTTAGATTTAATCAATAGTATTAAAAATAAACTATCAAAAATAAATATAGGAGATAAAATAGTAGCAGTATGGCTTGGTTATAACAAAAAATTAGAAGAAAATGTTAATAAAATGGGTGATACTATTTTGAATGCCATATCAAAAGACTTGATAAAAAACCGCGTCTATTTAACTCATACCCAGTTTATGAGAGAATGGAATGATAGAAATAGAAATAAAAAATTTCTTCAGCATAGTATAACAACACGAAAAGAAAAATCCAGTTATACAATAAAATTATTTGAAGAATACTATTCAATAGAAGAATCTTCTGTCAGCACAGACTTTAAAATAGAATATATACAATTTATGTTAACATTAAATTTGGTAGATATTTCATTGCTTGAATTATTCAATGAGGCTATATTGACAGACTCTGTTCCTTTTATAACTACTCATAACTTTTTTAAGATTTTAACAAACTATACTCCACCTGATGAATGGGCTTCATCTGATGATATAAATATTTTAAAAGATATGAATAAAATGATTTTAAAAGTGATGAATAAAAAATTCATTTCTACTAGTTCAAAAGCTTCTAATTATATTGATACAATAGTAAGTATCAATCAAATTTCTAACAATATAAACGCTGAAATTACTATAAAAACAGACAAAGGAAACGTATCAAGAGATGTATTTATAGAAAGATTTATAGGAGTTTTTAAAAATATAGACATCAATGTAACTGAAACCAAAGAAAGCAAAGTAGTTGGAACATTTTATTTTCCTGGATTAACACTTGATAAATATATTTTTGCTGATATGGTGATGAACGATAATGTTTTTAAACTTATGCTTAATATGGACGATCATGAGAAAGCCACTAAAAATAAAACTGGAATTTATATACATTTTGACCATCCAACTACTGGGTATATTACGGCTACAGTCACGCAAATGAAAATGAAAAAGAATGATATTTTAATGAAAGATGAAGACCCTGAATTTTTCCCAGTTGGAGAACCTTATATACGAGTTAGAATTTCAAAATCCGATAATAGCCAATCTGTTGAAAATTTTAAAGATATCATGGGTAAATTATTTGTAAGATATGACGAAAAATACAATGAAATAAGAGATTTTTACAAAGAATACATACCGACTTTTGGAGATATTGAAATTGAAGACGTCGAAGATATCGGAACAAACATTAAATTATCTGAAGAAGTTCCTGAATTGTTTGGGGTAAAAGGATATTCTACAAATTGCGGTGTTGATAGAACGCCTTCAATTGTAAGCGAAGATGAAGCGAAAAAAATAGAAGAAGAAGGAAAGAATGTTATTAAATTTCCCCGTGATAATTCAGGTGATGATTCTGAAAATCAGCTATATTACACGTGTAAACATGTAAAACATAAGCATATAGGACTACAGGAAAATAAACTTAAAAATAGTGACGTATACCCTTATGTGCCTTGTTGTTTTGAAAGAGACCAAAGAAATAAACCAGCTTTTCAACATTATTATCAAGGAAAAGAACAAAAACTTATGGGTAAAAAACAACATAATATTATAAGCACTGATAAGATATTGAAACATGATCAATACGGTACTCTACCTTCAAATATAGAAAATTTATTTACTATTATAGATCCGGACCCAAAAATGGTATATGTAAGACGAGGAGTAGGTATAAGTGAAAAGAGAAATGTAAATAGTTTTTTAAATGTTGTTATGGAAGCTTTGAATGACGAAACAGATATTATAACAATTGACGATGAAGATGAACTTGAGTCGGAGTTAATAGATCAAAGAAACAAATTAGCAACAAAGAAATTAGTTTCATCGTGTCGTCAGGAATTGTATGACATGACTACAGATGAAATAATAAAAATATTGAAAGACGGAAATGTATATTTAAACCCGCGATGGTTTTTACATTTACTTGAAGTTAGATTTGAATGTAATATTTTTCTATTCACTAAAAATACAATGAACGGAGAAATGACATTGCCTAGACATCTACAGGCATATTACAAAAACAGAAACAAAAACAGATGTATATACATATTTGAACACATGGGTAGTAAATCAGATGATACTATTAAATATCCGTGGCCTCAATGTGAGTTGATTGTGAAATATAACGAACTCACTGGAAAAACACAAGGATTGTTTACTCACAAAGAAGCTACAAATATTAGAAATGTACACTCGCGTCTCAGACAATCATATGCTCTTGATAAGAATATTAATGAAACATATATACCCATTGATTCGTTAAAAATTAAATCTCAATGTATTGATTCTTATGGTAAAACGAGACAATTAAACATTATGTTTGATGAACATCGTGTCAGTTTAATTACTAGTCCTATTCAACCATTAAAAGCAAGAGAAACTAAAGATTTTAAAATTTATACGGTTCCTATAGATATTGCTATGAAACTTGTTGATAGTCTGTATATTAAAATAACTTCTCAAATAACTATTGGAACAGTGGTAAAAGAGATAAACGGAGTTCTAGGAAATGTTAATATATCTATACCTATAAAAGATGGTAAAATTATAAAAGGGATTCCGGAGAAACAATACGAGCTAAATGTTGTATATGATCAAACATCTGTTTTAGATCAATACAACAAGAATAAAAAACTCGCTCGTTATATCGTTGAATATACATTATGGTTGTTTTCAAGATATATATACGAATCTGGAGACGATTATAAAATGGATGATATATCATTTTTTGCTAAAAACCGTTTTATAGTAGACCCTGCTTTTATATATGATAATGTATCTAAAAATTTCACAGATGACTGTTCATTTTTAAAAGATGGACAGATAGTTGTTCATTCTGAAGAAACTATAAAAAGATTGATTTATGTTCTCAGGCTTAATTTACATATGGATAGAAACGGTATTTTACAGTACCATAAACAAAAGTATATGAAAAATTATTATGTTGATTTAAGCGATTTTACAACTCATAATCATCAAGTTATATTATTCGGCGAAGAATCTGTAGAAAAATGGATATCTGAATATAATATGAATTACTTTTTATTTGATAGCGTACAGATAGGAATTAATACTCCATATTTTTTCAAAAATAAATTAGTAGACGATGTTGTGTATATGGCACAAAATACAACATCATTAGAAAAAGCAAACGATATAGCTATTACATGGGAAATAGATGGTTATAATACTGGAATTAATGCTAAAGAAGCATCACCTGTATCATTTACATTGTATTCATATACGAATTCAACATCTATTAAAAGGATTAACATAAAAGGGAAACCATTTTCTGGTAATATTAAAATAATAGGATATAAAATTGATAATAAACCGTTTTATACAGTACTTCTTACATTGAGTTAGTTATAATAAACACAATTTGAAATATTCCGAATTAAATTTAATTCAGAATACATATTTAAAAATTTTTTATTACATTATAAAATGGCTACTGTTTATTGTGATTACCTGATAAGTCAATCAACATCTGAACTAAATGGAGTAACTTCAATAGAAATGACTGATTTAAATATAAGAAATGTGACAGTTCAAATAAATGATACAAAAGAAGATAGAACAGATTTTCTAAAATACGGACATTCGTATAATACGTTACAAACACAAAAAGATATAAATTGTTCTGTACATGGTTTTTTACCTGGTTCAGATATCACTATACAAAAAGATAATTATGGTTATTATTTTTTATCTACAGGAATTAATATATCATTATATGATAAAATCGTTTTACAAAATGTTGATACATCAGT